AGGGAAGAAAAGTGGCAAAAAAAGCAGTTGATGCCCCAAAAGGATTCCATTGGATGAAGTCTGGCAAAGGTTTCAAGCTGATGAAAGGCGAATACAAACCCCACAAGGGTGCGGTCAGAAAGGCATCATTCGACGTGCAGAAAGTCCACAAGTGAGTGGTTCATGTTTTCGCATTGATGCTTTACCTTGGCCAAGAAAGAAAGTTGGTGAGTGAAGACATGCACTTTTGGAGAGTTGAAGATTGCAATTATTATGCTCGGGAGTTGGTCCGGAGGTATGGCGAATATTACCCAAAGGACATTGCCACAGCATATTGCGTCCCAAAGCTGATTGATCCAGAGCAACAGAGGGTTTATTGATGGCAACCTACAAAGGCAAAAAGGTGACGCTGAACAAGCCTCGCAGGATCAGCAAGGGTGAGACGAGCTACGGCAAAAAGAAGTCTGTGGTTTACGTCAAGGATGGCGACAGAGTCAAGCGTGTAACATTCGGCGACCCAAACATGCGAATCAAGAAAAACCAAAAAGGTCGCAGGAGCAACTTCCGGTCTCGCCACAACTGCGACAATCCTGGACCAAAAACAAAAGCAAGATACTGGTCTTGCAGGGCATGGTGATATGAGTAGATCCTCCATTAAAAAAGTAGCCAATGCAGAGATTCGTGCGGCGAAGAGCTTTCTAGAAAAGCGCAAGATCAAAAAGATCAGTCCACGCAAGTTCGCCATGGCAGCCAAGGAGCTTGACAAAGGTTTCCAAGAGACGCTACAAATACTCACGCAACAACTTTCTGGAGGGCAAGTCTGATGGCAGATCCACTTAGAGAATACGTTGAACCATCCAGCATATTCGCAGATCGTGAAAAGCTACCACCACAGAAGTTTGGCGACGACAACTATGAGAACATGGTGAATTACATCATGCGCCATGGCGTGATCGCTCCAACTAAAATTGGTCGTTCAAATGAAATGTCGGAAAGTCCTGGAGAGTCATTTTCAGAAGTTTATTCCAAAGGGGGAAGCCCATCAGAAATTTACGATGCTTTCAGAGAAGGTTATTTGAGGCCGTCTGATGTTCCTGAGGAAAGCTGGAGACAGAAATCTCAAAATTCTATTGCGAGTGCCGCAGAATATCTTGGCATGAACCCATATGAGGCTCGCAAGTTCGCTGGAAATTTGACAGGCGACGCGAATCAAAGCATTGCGGAAGGCATGGGCGTTGCAGACTTCACTCCTGCTGGATTGGTTTTCGCAGCTAATGAAGCCTACAGAGACTTGGGAACAGCTGAAAGCAAGTTAGATGCTTTAGCTGGGGTTGTTGGTGGTGCATTCTCTGTAGCTGAAGCATTCCCTTTGACCAAAACGATGACTCGTCCAGCTCTAGCTTGGTTGAAGTCTATCACTTCAAAGGCTGCAGTCCCACGCAGCGAAAAGGTTGACGCAATCGTCGCGGCTGACAAAGTTCAAGACAATTTGGACGAGATGATCACAGGCGAAGTCCCAACTCAACAATACGACGATGATGGTGTTTTGGGCAACCTGCCTGATCCAACAACAGTGAATCGCAGAGAAGTGATGGGTGGTTTGTCTGCTTTGGGTGTAACAGCCGCAGCCCCATCGGTGATGAAGATTGTTGATGATATTCCACTTCCAGTCAAGGCAGCTGTTGAGAGAGTCCCACCACCTTCAGAGCTTGCAGCTTTATCAGAAGGTGTTAGGAAAACTCGCAGCTTTAATGACCTAGTAAATGACGTTGTTGAAGAGTATGATGTCAGCCCGAGGGAGGCTGCTGATATGGCTCTTGAAAGCATTCAAGGGATTGATGAAGTTTTTGATAGCTTAGTTGACGAGGGTGACAACATTAAGAATTGGCTTGATAGTGACGAGGCAGGTCTGGACAATTATTTCGAGAAGTTCGGAACCCAAGCACCAACAGGTTATGAGGATGATGCATATTACGTAATTGAAGAGTTGATGGGTGAGCCTTATTTCATGACTAAAGCTGAAGTTGGCGAATGGTTTAAAAAAGAAGGAATCATTGACTGATGGGAACGACATCAAGAATAGTTACTAATTTTTTAAAGTCCGTAATTGACAAAGGCGAGACAGATGTCGGTCGCAGAGGATTCCTGACAGGAGCTGTTGCAGCTCCAATTGTAGGAGCCATAAGTCAAATTCCTGCTGGCAAAATTGCCTCAGGTGCTTTGCCAGATGTTTCTTCATTGGCGAGAGAGTCTGCTGAAGAGGTTGCTGAATCACTTTCTGAAGTCACTTCATCTTTTTTTAAAAATATGGACCAAGAATTAGAATTTGGAGCAGAAGCATATAGGGCTGTCACAGGGAAAAACGTCACCCCACAAGAGCTTCTTGAGAGAGACATGGCTGAATATCTTTATTTTCAAGAAAATGATATGAATCCTGGAATGGTAGAAATTGCAACAGAAAAAATGGGAGAGGTCCCAGTTCATTCAGCTTTGGAGGATGTTGCCGAGATTGCTGAAGAGAGTCCTGAGTTTTTAGGGACACTTCAGAAATACATGGGACAGGCTGATGTTTATGAATATGGATCTCAATATGGTGATGAAATAACACCTAGACTTTTTATGGCAGAGAATCCAGAAAAATTGTTCCCGATGCATAAACCAACATATCAAGTTCCTTCTCCTCCCAATGATTATAACCCTGCAGACGTTGCAGAGTGGATAGCATCAAAAGGAATACGAGAAACACAATATTACAAAGATTTAGTTAAAGCTGGAGATTCTGACTGATGTCCTCACTCTCCAGAGCGATGGTTGGTCTGACTGATGACACAGTTCGTTGGTTACAGAGTCTTTCCCGAAAATACACGAACAATTACGAGCCTAGGTCTTCTCAAGAGCTGGCTGAGGATGCTGCGACCAAAATATACAACCTTCAGCAAGAATCTCCGGAGACTTTCAACCAAATTGATGCTATAAAACTTTACGAGGCTCTCAGACAAGCTGAAGCTGGAGATCTTGACGTTGGGTTGATGGATCCAGCCAAATTCTTGAAGGCAACACCAGACATAAATGAAGCCTATAGCCCAGAGATATTGCGAAAGAAAAGACAAGAGTTAGAAGACATTTATGGAGATGGAATAAACTGGGATACCTCTCCATATTTAAAATACAAAGTCAAGCCTGACGGGTCAATCCAAATTCTAGGCCACGAAGGTCGCAATAGAAATTCTTTTGTTCAGTATCTTGGTTTTCCGGAGCAGTTTGTTGAATTCATCCCAGGAAAAAGTTATCCACCGCAGCCATTGCTGCGAGAGTTGCCACCAGACACCCTAATCAGAAATGAAGAGACAGAAAAGCGAATGGGTGTTTTGGGCGATGTCATCAAACTTTTGTCTGTTGGTGGTGTTGCACCATTGTTGACTTCCGGAGAAGAGGAGGATAAACAATGAACAGGTCGTCTTTCCCGTCACTTATATCCAAAGGAGGATCCAAAATGAAACATGGGATGAAGAAGAAGAAAACTATGAAGAAAAAGAAGAAAGGGTACTAGTGCCCAAGGAAAAGACCGAAGAAGTTGTTGAAGTTTTTGTCACTGGTGTTTCTATGAGTGGTGGCGGTGGAATAGGATTGGAAAGCGATGATCGATCTGATCAGAGAGATCAAGAAGCAGATCCGGCTCCAGAAAACAGCGATAGCTAGCGAGATGGTTGAAGGTCGCATGAGCGACTTTCAGTCATACAGCAAAAACGTCGGGATTGCGGAAGGCTTAGAACAGGCTTGCGCATTGATCGATGAAACGATGAAAAAAATGAATCAGGAGGATGAATAATCATGTCTCATCCGCATGCAAAAGACCTCATCACAGATGAGCAGACCAATGCGACGTTAGGGTCGCACCAGTTCCCCAAGCCACTGGGCTGGAAAGTATTGGTTCAGCCTAATCAAGCCAAGGCTAAAACAAAAGGTGGCATTTTCCTTCCGGAAAGCTCCAAAGACAATGAAGAATACCTCACAGCCCACGGCACAATCCTTGCGATGGGTGAATTGGCGTATCGAGACCGTGACACAGGCCAAGCATGGAAAGGCCAGTGGCCAACAGAGGGAAACTCTGTAACATACGGCAAATACGCAGGTCAAAAATTAACAATCAATGGCGTCAAGATGCTGCTGCTTAATGATGACGAGATCACATCGGTCTTGCCAGAAGGCGTCAGCATTGCAGCGTATGTGGAGTGAGGTAAGCCATGAATGAAAGTGTAGTTCTCGAAGAGCTCGAGAAAGAGATCGCTGAGGCCAAGAAAACTTCTGGCCAAGACGACAACTTTGAAATTGAAGTCACAGATGAGTCTGATTCCCCAGAGGAAAAGCAAGAAGCTGTAAAAGAAGACACCGAAGAAGAATACAGCGGCAAAGTCCAAAAGCGAATCAAAAAGCTAGTGGACCAACGCAGAGAAGCTGAGGTTCAGGCTCGCCAGTACCAAGAAGAAACAGCACAGCTGAAGTCTCGTCTTGAGCGTCTTGAAAAAGGCAATGAGCACCAAGCCCAAGATCAATTCAACACGCGATACAAGCAGACTCGTGCTGCTCTTTCCAAAGCTGTTGAAGAAGGCGACACAGAAGCTCAAGTGTCTTTCAGCGAGCAGTTGGCCGACATGAGAGCAGCCATGCGAGTCGCTGAGATGCAAAGGCAGATGGCCCAGCAACAAGCAGCCTCCCCAACTGTGGGTCGCGCAAAACAGGCCGCTCAGAATCCACCTCCGCAAAAAGCAATGAGTTGGTGGGAGAAAAACAGATGGTTCGACAGCAATGGTTTTGCGCGGGAAACAGCCGCAGCCAGAGCGATTGATGTGCAGTTGGACCTCGAAGGATTTGACAAAGAATCTGACGAATATTACGATCAGTTAGATTTTCGTTTACGAAACGTGTTTCCCGAGCTAAACTCGGGGAAAGTGCAAGGCAAACCACGAGCAAAAAGCAGAGCACCAGTAGCGCCAACTGCAGGCGGTTCAGGAGCACCTCGCACAAATGGCAGGACAAGAATGACTCAAGATCAACTCCGAATGGCCAGAGAGCTGGGCATCACTGACGAAAAAGGGCTGAAGCAATATGCAGCTGAAATTCAAAAACAGGCAAGGAGCTAAGTCATGACAAAGTCCCGCAATGTACGCGCAGCTGAGACTCGCGAAGAAGTCCGTGCAGAAGAGGCTCGTCCTAAGACTGCATGGAAACCACCATCGTTGTTAGATGCACCGAAGCCTCGTCCTGGCATGGTCCAACGATGGGTAACAACCTCGATTCAGGGTAAAGACTCGCCAGACAATGTATACAAACGTATGCGCGAAGGCTGGTCACCACGCTCTGCTGACTCCGTTAAAGATGAGTTGTTCCCGACCATCAACCACGGCCAGTGGGCAGGTTCTATTGGAATTGAAGGAATGCTGCTTTGTGAAATGCCTGTTGAAGACCGAGCCTCTCAAAAGGAATGGTACAACAAAAGGAATTTAGAGCAGAACGAATCAATTGCAGGAGAGCTTGATGCGTTAGGACGCAACAATGGGCAACCGATTTATCAAGATCGGAAGTCTGAAGTTAGTCGTGGCAGATCGGTTTCTGTCATGAATGATTAACCTTTAACGCTAAGGAGCGATAATATGGCAAACGTAGATGCCGCATTTGGGTTCGTCCCAGTTCGCCACATGAGCGGTAATGCACCTCGTGCAAATAAGTATACCATTACGTCTGGTTTGGCTGAGAACATCTTCACTGGTGATCTTTGCATTCTGACTGCAGATGGGGTCATCACACCTCACACTGCAACAGAAACCAACAACATTGGTGTATTTGCTGGAGTGTCTTATACTGCTGCAGATGGCTCGTATGTTTACAGTGAATATTGGCCATCAGGCACAGTTGCTACAGACATTATAGCATATGTGTACGATGATCCATACACCGTATTCAAAGTCCAATCAGACGGTGCTCCTGCCGTGACCAATATCGGCAACTGTGCTGATGTTGTCGCTGGGGCAGGATCCACGCTGACTGGTAACTCTGCATTTGAGTTGAATTCTACAATGGGCACAGGGACTGCTTCTTGCAAGATCATTGCTCTGTATGATTCTCCTGACAATGCTTTTGGCACAAATGCTGTGGTTGAGGTGCTCATCAATGAGCACATACTCAAAGCCACTGCTGGCATATAGGAGGGTCTGAACGATGGCAATGAATAGAGCATCATTTGCAAAAATGCTTGAGCCAGGACTGAACACTCTCTTCGGTCTTGAGTACGACAGATACCCAGAAGAATATGCTGCGGTGTTTGAAAGCAACACCTCGCAGAAGGCATTCGAAGAAGATGTCTTGTTGCAAGGTTTTGGCAACGCTCCCACTAAAAATGAAGGTGCGGCTGTGTCTTATGATGCTGCTTCGCAACAGTGGACTGCACGTTACCAGCACGAAACGATTGCTTTGGCATTCTCGATCACCGAGGAAGCTGAAGAAGATGGCCAATATGGCTCAATCGCTTCTCGCTACACAAAAGCTCTTGCGCGGTCGATGGCTTCGACCAAAGAGATCAAGGCTGCAAATGTCTTGAACAATGCGCAAGCTGCTGGGTTCACTGGTGGCGATGGTCAAACTTTGTTGAGTGCTTCTCACCCAACCCAGAATGGCAATCAGTCTAATGTCCTTGCGACAGCAGCGGATCTTTCAGAGACTTCTTTAGAGTCAATCTTGATTCAAATCTCTGATATGAAAGACGACCGTGGTCTTCGGATTGCCGCCCAAGGCACTCAGCTGATAATCCCGACAGCTTATCAGTTTGTTGCGGAGCGTCTTCTGGAGTCAACACTCCGGACAGGCACAGCTGACAATGACCTTAACGCGATTAAGTCCGGTGGCTATTTGCCCAAAGGCTATCACGTTATGCGTCGTTTGACTGATGCTGATGGATTCTTTGTGCAGACTGATGTCCCTGATGGACTGAAGATGTTCCAAAGGTCGCCTATGAAAAAAGGCATGGAAGGTGATTTTGAGACTGGTAATGTCCGCTACAAAGTTCGCGAGCGTTATTCTTTCGGCTTCACTGACTGGCGTGGTGTCTTCGGATCTGAAGGCGCAGCATAAAATTTGGGGAGGGCAAAATGTCCTCCCTTTTCCATCCTGACAGCAACAGCTGACTTAACCCAGACAGGAGAATTACAATGGGTACAACAACATTCTCAGGCCCGATAAAATCAGGCACGATAAAAGAAACCAGCGGCACGACAGTCGGCTCCGACATGAAGAACACAGGTTTTGCTGTTCTTTCGCAAACAGCAGCCATTGACCAAACTGCCACGACCACAACAACAGACATCATAATCCCAGCAAACAGCCAGCTGATATCCATTGATGTCACTGTGACCACAGCTTGGAGTGGTGGGGCAACGACTCTTGGCCTTGGTGGTGTTGGCGCGGCAACCTCTCTGACTGCTGCTGGAGCGATCCAAGGCAATGCCGTCGGGATTGTCGTTGCTAGTCCTGGAACAGATGCAACTCGCACATCCAAGTGGCTCAACACAGGCACAGGCGATCATAGGTTGATCGTGACCACAGCTAACACAGGCAATGGTGTTGGTGCTGTGACGGTTGTTTATGCTCAAAGCAACAACGTCACATAAAATTGTTTGGTGGGTGTAAAGCCCACCAATAATTTACAGGAGGGTCATAGATGGCTAACATTACAAGTGTGAAGACGATTACTGAAAACACCAACGAAGTAGTCATGGCATTCCAATTGCAATATGTTGACACTGCGGATGAAGATGCTGTAAAAAAAGTTGATGTTTCAACTTTGGCAAAGAATGCCAATGGACAGTCTTGCAATTCTGTCAGTCTTTTGGAGTGCTGGTGGGTTATTCAAGGCATCACTGTTATGGTTGAGGCAGACGCAAGCACAGACATCATAATGATGCATATGGCAGCTGATGACATCGGATACCAAGACTTCAGCAAGTTTGGCGGACTGCCATCAACTGTAGAATATGGCAGCACAACTGGCGATGTCATGTTCACGACAACTGGCCTTGGAGCTGTTGGCGACACATACAACATTATCTTGCGGATGAAAAAACACTACGCATAGGAAAAGTGAATGGCGACATCTAACACATATGCTTTCCGACCAGATGTTGAAGAGATAATCGCTGAATCATTTGAGCGGTGCGGAATAGACGACGAAACTCGGACAGGCTACCAAGCCAAAGCAGCTCGCAGGAGCCTTAATTTGCTTTTCAGCGAGTTTGCTAACCGTGGCATAAATTATTGGGCTGTCCAGAATAACACGCTAGCTTTGGTCAAAGACCAAACAGCTTATACATTGCCCGTCGGGACGATAGATTTGATCGATGTTGTGATACGCCAAACGACTGGGGGCACAACAACTGACACAACAATCCAAAGAGTCAGTATATCAGAATACAACCAACTTCCAAACAAATCTTCTTCTGGCAAACCAAGCCAATACATGTTGGACAAGCAATACACCCCAACAATCAATGTTTGGCAAGTTCCAGACAGAACAGATTACAGTCTGGTTTATTGGTCAATAAATCAACTCGAAGATATAACAGCCAGCAACCAAGATGCAGACATTCCTTACAGATGGACAGATTGCCTTTGTGCTGGGCTGGCGAGCAAGTTGGCAATGAAATATGCTCCTGATAAATTTAACTTGTTGAATCAGGTCTATGAAAGAGCATTCGAGTTTGCAGCTGCGACAGACAATGATGGTGTTTCAATGAGAGTTCGGCCGAAAGGATTGAATCTTATCTGATGGCAAGAGTTAAGTATGCAAAAGGCAAACGATCTTTAGCGATCAGTGATCGCTCTGGACTACGTGTGCCTTATACTCAACTCAAGACAACTTGGGATGGCCTCAGAGTTTCTCCAGAAGATTGGGAGCCGAAGCAGCCGCAGTTGACTCCTGCGAAAAATGTCGTTGATGCCACAGCTCTTTTCAGCCCAAGGCCAGATAACGATCCAGAGAATGCTGAAATATTCATCGGATTCAATTATGATCCATTCGTAGATCCTCGTCAAAGACCAGGAGTTGGGACATCCGGAAAAGCATCTTCTGGATATATCTCTTTGTTAATCGACATCAATCATCCAGTCTCTGGTGTGGCTGGTGATGGTGAGGCAACAGGGGAAGTTGGTGAGGCATCATCTTTCGCAACAGGATCTTCTGGGGTGGGCAGCGTCGCCGTAGATGTTTCTCAAGTTGTCACGCTGGCAGTGACAGTGCAAAATGTTGGCGGGGCAAACAAATACTTTGTCGCTGGTGTTCAGCAAGACACGCTGGAGCTTATGGAAAGCAGGACTTATTATTTCGATCAGTCCGACAACACCAACTCTGGACACCCATTGAGATTCAGCACAACACCCAATGGAACCCATGGTGGAGGCAGCGAGTACACAACAGGAGTGACAACATCAGGCATCCCAGGAAATGCTGGAGCTTATACTCAAATAGTCATCGCAGATGGCGCACCAACACTTTATTATTATTGCACAAACCACAGCGGAATGGGAGGTCAGGCAAATACACCAGCCTTCGCATCTGTTTCTGTTGAATTAGCAAGCAATCCAGATGGTGCGGCTGGCGTTGGCAATGTAGGTGTTGAAGTTCCAGCAGCTCATGTCACTGGTGTGTCCGCAACTGGAGGGGCAGGGTCTGTCGGCGTAGAGATTCCATCAGTGATTCCTCATCCTTCTGGAGTTTCCGGTGTTGGATCAACAGGAACTGAAGTTGTCCAAGTTTCAGCTCTGCCATCTGGGGTCGAAGGATCTGGATCAACAGGAACTGAAGTTGTCCAAATTTTAGCCCTGCAGTCTGGCTCCGCAGGATCTGGAGCTGTTGGATCTGAAGTCCCCGAATCTCATGCTGCTGTTTCTGGGTTGGCTGGCAATGATGGAATTGGATCCTCTGGCTTTGAATTGGCCAAGCCTCAATCTGGGGTTGGTGGAAGCGGTGATGTTGGGGTCGAAATCCCATCTGCACACCCAACTGGGGTTGGTGGAGGAGGGGCAACTGGCTCTGTTGGCATTGAATCTGTAGAAATTTCCATCCCAGAGTCAGGTGTAAGCGGCGATGGGGAGGTTGGAACCGGAGTTGTGGTTGCTGATTTGCAGGCTGGTGTTGCTGGTCAAAGAGGAACAGCAGCAAGTGGCTCTGTTTCTCTGGAAACCAATGAAACTGGCACAGGCGTTTCTGGCACAGGCGTTTCTGGCAATGAGGTTGTTGAGCTTGTCCAAAATCAAATTGGCTCTTCCGCATCTGGCTCTGTTGGATCAGAGCAACTAGAGATTCAAGCAACACCCTCCGGCGCAAGTGGCTCGGGGGAAGTTGGCAACGAGGTTGTTAACCACGACACAACTATAACAGAAACTGGGGTCAGTGGAACAGGAGCAGTTGGATCAGAAACACCAGAGATATCATCCGTTGAAACTGGGGTCAGTGGAACAGGCGGCGTTGGAAGTGCTGTGCCAGAAGAGCAGTTTGGCTGGGGAATTGAAGCTTGGGGTGATGGGACTTGGGGTGACATTGCTGGCAGACCACATCCATCCGGTGTAAACGGCACAGGTGGTGTTGGGACAGCCACTGTCTTGCTGATAACAACTTGGGGTCAAGGCGGCTATGGCGAAGGAACGTGGAATTGAGGATGAATAAATGAATTATACAGAGCTAAAAGCCAACATCCAAAATTTTCTAGAAGACGATTCAACTGAGTTTGTCGCCTCAATCGACACAATAATATCGCAAGCTGAAGAGATGGTATTTCAGCGACTGCCAAATATGCCTTGTTTCCGACAGACATCGTCTGCTGCAAATTTGGTTATTGGCCAGAGCCAATACACAATTCCCACAGCAAGAATGATCCGGCAGGTGTCCATAACAGACACTAATGTCTTGACGTATCTCGACCACAGAGTTGATTCTTACATCAGAGACTATTGGCCCAATGCCACGACGCAAGGCACCCCACGAATGTACAGCACAAATAGCGCAGGAACAGCTGGAACGATCATTACATTGGCACCAACCCCATCAACAGCGTTGGCCTATAGCGTAGATTTTATTGCCCCTGAGACGGGGTTAAGCAATGCGAATCCAAATACTTGGATTGCAACAAATGCATCAACAGTTCTACTTTCTGCGGCTCTGTTTGAGGCATCGGCGTTTTTGAAAGCGCCAGAGACTCTTTCTCTCTATAAAAGTCAACTTGACGAAGCAGTCCAGTTCACAGTACAAGAGATGCAAAGGAACTATACAGCAGAATATAATGGAGGCATATAATGGCTATCACACAAGCAATGAGTACACTCTTTAAAAAAGACGTCATGTTGGGCGACCACCATCTAGACAGCGACAATGTTTATATTGCGCTGTATACGAGCAGCGCGACATTGAGTGCGGCGACAGATGGTTACATAACCAGCAATGAAGTTGCCAACGGCAATGGCTACACCACTGGCGGTGTTGCATTGGCAAGTAAGGCAGTAACAGAAAACAGCACCAGTGGTGTTTTTGATGCGGCTGATCCAGAATGGACAAGCGCAACATTCACTGCCCGTGGTGCTTTGATCTACAACAAAACACTGGGCGATGCATCTTCAAACTCAAGAGGTGCGATTGCCATCCTTGATTTTGGTGGTGACTTCTCTGTTTCTGGTGGTACGTTTAAAATTGTATTCCCAGCAGCGACTGCAAACAATGCAATTGTAAGGATCGACTAAAATGGCTTCAACCTATGTAAACGACTTACGCCTCAATGAAATGGCGACTGGCGACCAGTCGGGATCATGGGGAACAGTCACAAACCTAAACTTGGAAATGATTGCAGAGGCATTTGCTTACGGCACTGAAGCTATTGCGAATGCCTCTACACATACGGTCACTGTCCCAGATGGTGCCAAGGGTGATGAACGAAGGTTCTATCTAAAATGCACAGGCGGTGGTCAGGCTTGCACAGTCACACTTGCACCAAACACCGTTTCAAAAGTTTGGATGATTGAGAATGCAACTAGCTATACTCTGACATTCACTCAAGGCTCTGGAGCCAATGTTGCAGTGCTTGCTGGTCAGGTCAAAATGATTGCCACAGATGGCGCAGGATCAGGTGCAGTAATTTATGATCTTTTGACAGA